ATCATGCCGACCGCAATCCCTACCCCTCGGCAGGGGGGGCGAGGTATCGCGGATCACCGGCGGACCTGCTCCCCACTGCCCGGCCTCGCGCCGCCCTTCTCCGGGTGGGCCTTGGCGTGGCACGCCCGACACAGGCTGACCAGGTTGCTGCTGACCAGGGCAAGGTCCGGTCGGTCCTCCAGGTGCTGGATATGATGCACAGTCGTGGCCTGCGTTATCCGTCCGTACCGGCGGCACTCCTGGCAGCGGTAGCCGTCGCGGCGCAGGATCAGCTCCCGCTTCCGCCGCCACTGAGGCGACGCATAGAACGCATCTATCTGCACCCGGCCCCTCCGCTCCGTAGTGTGTTCCCGCACGGCGTCCCGGCGCCGCAGCACCCAAACGCGAGAGCGGCGTCCGTTTCCGGGCACCGCTCCAGCGTACAGATTATAGCACAGAAACAAGGTACAAATCACTAGAGTTTTGCACCTAGCTCAGCCTCCTGTCTCAGCCAGTCGAGAATCGGGTGCATTTTACCCTCATACATTGGAAGCCACCCGGCTACTTAGTCATCGTCTCCCTCACTTTCCCCTCAGCCTGCTCCACACCAGGAGCAGGAAATCGCTGTTCCAGATCTGCGCGGTCTGCACGCTGCACGGGATCTGCATGGCCGCGCCCTCGATGGTGTACCGGCGCTGGAAGTACACCAGCTCGATCAGCTTCACCCGGCTCAGCCCGGACGTCAGATTGCTGCTGATACTCAGCGCCTGCTCCACGGCGTCCAGGCGTCTTTGCTGGGTATACGGCAGCTGACGCAGGGCCGCGTCCTCGGTGCTGCGGCCAGGCTCACCGCCGGACGGCATCCCAGACAGCTTCGGCGTCACGCTCTGGGCCTGCAAGTCCCGCAGCTCACGGCACAGCCGCGGGTAGTCGTAAGCGGCAGAGCGGGCCGCATGGCGCCAGCCGTTACTCCTCCGGCCCACGGGCATCATCTCCCTTGACGAAATAACAGTAGTCTTCCCGCGGATGGCACAGCACTTTGAAGCCGGGATATCGCTGGTCGAACAGCTCCGGCGTGAGATCGTCCTGGATGTGGATCTCATGCACGTTGCCGTTAACCGGCCCCTGGTAGTACAGCCACGGAACGGCCACGATCATATCCCGGCAGCGCGGCCAGGCGTACCGCAGCACCGCCTGGGCCTGCTCCACCGTCAGATGCTCGATCACGTCCCCGAAGATGATCAGGTCGTACCAGTCATAGCGGAAGTCGCAGATGTCCGTGTGGTAGATCTGCCGGTAGCCGTGCAGCCGGTCCAGATATCCGGCGAACACCTCCACCGCGTCCATGGACGGATACTCCGGCAGGATCCTCCGCCATTTGCCGTCGCAGGCGCCCACGTCCAGGATCATCGCGCTGGCCGGGAACCGCTCCCGCACCCAGGCGCAGACCTCGTTCTTGCCGAAATCATAGCTTCCCATTGTTCTCCGTCCTTTCCATCATCGCGCATAGGAACGCCGCAGCCCTGGCCGCCTGCCGCCAGGTGTTACGATTCCGGCGGCTCATTGGCTACCTCCTCCACCGTTTTGTCCCAAAACCACCGCAAGGCGTTCAAAAGCGCCTGCTTTGGCGTGGCATTGATGGTCTCCATGCTGAGTATCTTTTCCACGGCGTCCAGCACTTCTTCCTCGGCGAAATCCTGTCGGCTGTCGCTCAGGCTCAGGAGAACCCCTATCGCAACTGTATAATTCATCGTTCCTTTTCCTTCCGGCTAAATATCAACGCGCCAGCTAATCACGATCCCGTCCTCGTTCTTCAGACAAGTCAGCATTTCCTCGGTGTTCAGCAGGCCCTCGTCTATGTCGTGGATGTACTCCAGGCAGGCGTCCCAGAGCCGCCGCAGCCGTTTCCGGCCAAATCCGAAGCGGTCCCGCATGACGCGCATCATCACGGCAAACTGCCGCTTGTACGCTTCTTCAGTGGATTCCTTGGCGATCTGGAGGCCGGTCTTCTGCACAAGATCCTGGATCTGCTTATTCAGGGCGTTCAGCTCGGCCACAGACAGCTTATCGATCAGAGCGGCACGCAGCTCGTCGTTGCTCAGCCGGTCGATGCCGTCCGTGTGAAGTACCGGCCCCTTGCGCTTCTTCGTTTTCATTCGTCCCCTCCCATCAGGAACAGGTTGAGCTGTTCCGTGTGTTTGCGGAATCTTTCTTCCTGCAAGTCGAAATAAGCCTTGCTGATCTCGCAGCCGACAAAATCCAGCCCCGCGTCCCACGCGGCGATCCTGCTGCTCCCGCTCCCCAGGTATGGGTCAAAGACGGTCATTCCCGGCTGCATCCCGGCCAGGGTGTAAAGGTAACGGTACAGGTCAACGGGCTTTTGCGTCCCGTGAATTCTCTGCTCCTTTTCCTTCATGTTTTCCTGGAGCATCCCGTTCCAGCGGTATTCAAAGACGCGAGATTGCCCTTTGAGATTCGTCCAGGCGATTTCGCAGTCCGCTTGCGTCAGTCCCCGCCGCTTTTTGTCCCATACCACCATGCAGGACGCGGCTCCCAGGTGGTCAAGGAAGAAATTACCGCCCCAAATAATCAGCTTTTTCGACGTTCTTTCCAGCTCCCTGAAAACCTCCGCGTCCGGCGGGGAGCTATCGTCGAACACGGGATAAAATGTCGCGTCGATACGGCTTTTTTCCATTTGCCGTACACCGTCTTTTTTACTTCCGAAGGGCTTGCTGGAGCCGATGCGCTGTGTGTGTGTGTGTGTGGAAGATGCCGATCCCATAGGGTGGATCAGCCACGCAAAGGTCAAAGGCCCCGTCCGGCAGGGATTTCATGTATTCCATGCTATCCACGTTGTAAGCCTCGTTCATCGGCTCCCCCACCTGCTGACGATGATCCGCACCCCCGGCGCGTCGGCGTAGCTTTTCCGCACCGTTTCCTGGGCTACCTGAGCGTCGTCCAGCCAAAAGCCCAGCCGCGTCATGCAATCTTTGAGCGTCTTTATCATGTTGTCCGTGTCCGGGCGGGTGATTTTCGGGTCTCCGTCCTTATGCCCGCGCCCCGCCGGGAACCGGAACTCCACGGACAGGATCACGGCCCCCTCCATCGGCGCGGCAGGCCGGGAGCTGCGCAGCCCCCACAGGTAATAATCCTCCGCCGCTCTGAGCTTCGCGGGCTTGTACCACATCCCGGCAGAGCTGCGCCCCTTCTGTTGGGCCGTCGCCGTGGGCGGCTTTCCGGGGATCCAGATTTCTTTCAGCATCGGTCTACCTCCGGTCAAACTCGACCAGCATCGACGGGAAGGGCGCGGCGTCTTTCGCTCCGCCGAATTTGAGGCGGCCCCGCAGGAATGTGATCTTGCCCTTGCTGCAGTAATCGTGAAACCAGCGCGTGTCCGTCCGCGCAGGCAGCAGCATGACCACCACGGCGGCCCGTGATTCCTCGTAGCCCTTCCGCACCCATTTCCCGATCTCCCGTCCGTATGGCGGATTGCAGAATACGATCTGCCCCCCCCAATTTTTGGAAAGCCCGTCGTCCTCCGCCGTGAAGAAGCTGGCGCACTTGGCGTTTTCCGCCGTGGCCGCTGCGTCCAGCGTAAAGTGATATTTCCAGTTCAGCCGGTCAAAGAACACCTGCGGCGTTTCCCATTCCCCGGTCTTTGATGAAAGCAAAGCCTGATTCATGGCCCCATCCTCCAATTTTTCCGCCCGCTCAGGTCGATGTATTGTCCGCACTTGCTGCGCTCATAGATGCGGCTGCCGATGGCCTCGTCAATGTCCAAAAGCTGGCCCATAGTCAGCTCGGAGGAAATCACCGTCAGCTTGTCCGGGTCGGCATACCGGGCGTTCAGCAGTTCGAAGGCCAGGTTGCAGTCCGCCGCCGTGGGCGTCTGCCCCTTGCCGGTCTTGAACAGGTCGTCCAGGTACAGCACCCGCACCCGCTCCAAAGGCTCCAGCAGGGCGCGGTACGCTTCGTCGTCGTTCACCAGGGCCTTGGCCCGCGTGGAGAAGTCCCGCCACAGCACATAGCGCACCTCCAGGCCCTTTTCCAGCAGTTCCCCGCAGATGGCGGTGCAAAGGTGGGTCTTGCCGGTCCCCGGCCTGCCCACGGCGCAGAACCACCCGTCGGGCTTGTCGGCGTAGTCCTTGGCCGCCTGGAGGAATTGCCCCTGCCACGGCTCCCTGATCTGCCACCCGTCGAAGGTGTAGACGTTCAGCACCTTGGCAAGCCCGGATTTCTCCAGGTTTTTCAGCGCCCGGCGCTGCTTCATGCAGGGACAGTCCCGGACGCGCCGGTTGCCCTGGGCGTCCACGATCACGCTATATCCCCGGTTGAGGCAGAGCGGGCAGTCCAGGCCCGTGAGGCTCCCCGGCTGCCGGTTACTCAGCTCCGCCATTTGGCGCTCATACTCCAGCGGATCGTCAGTCCAGCTTGAGACCGGCGATTCCCCAAGCTGCGTCTCGATCCCCGCCGCGATCTCCGGCGGCAGCAGGCTCAGAAAGTCCACGCTCTACCCTCCTTCCCCAGTTCTCCCGGCTGCACCGGCGGATAACCAGGTTCCAGTCCTTCCACTTGTTCTTGTTCCCGCTGGATTGCGCGGCCTCGTCGATGTACCGGATGCAGCGGTCAGTTTCTTCCGTCCCCAGGTCGATAACCAGGCGGGCGTGTTCTTCGTCCGTCAGGCGCACCCAGCCAAACTCCCCGTACTTGTGCCTATCTTCCCGTTGTCGTGATTTTTTGGACGCTGCGCGGGTGTGGCCCTCTATCGGGGGAGAACTATCGTTCTCCCCCTCACTCTCTATCTCTAACTCTTTCTCTATCTCTATCTCATTCTCTTTCTCTATCTCCCCCTCCATGTCGGGGTCTTTATCAAGTCTTGCCGGGGTCTTGGCGGGGTCTTTGCGTTGTCTTGCCCTTGTCTTGCTTCCCTCTGACTTTCGGGAGGCGGTGTCAAGCACGGGCTTTATGAGGATGAAAAGCGCGTCGGCGCTCTCCGTTTTCGGGATATTGTCCCCGTCCAGGGCATAGGCGCAGATCGCTTCAAAGGCAGAAAGCCGATCCGCCTTTTTCAGTTTTCGGATGGCGTCCCAAAAGGAACGGTAAAAGGTGAATTGTCCTCGGCTTTCCATTGTTATCCTGCCTCTCCAAACTCAAATCTAGCAGCACGCGCCTTATCATAACCAGGCTTTACTACGGCGCGAGTTGCTTCTTCAGCAGATTCCCAATAAGCAACAGATTCTGTCATATAAACGGTGTCTCTTCCATAAACAGACGGCGTTTTAGGGAATATGCTGCCCTCCATCCGATCACAGCTCATACCACCCAGCGGGAATTTCCAGCGTCTATTCAACACTTGCCATATATTGCCTAATGTTTGGCAGGAAATATAAAGCCCTTGATGGAAGAAAGGTTCTTCTCCCTGTGATGCCAGCGGCACCATTTCCACTTCTATTTCTCCCCGTATTCCATTAAACCCGAACATTGGATAGCACCAGGTGCTGCAATCCGTAATCAAAGGAATATCTCCCATGAGAACTAAAGGCTTTGCGGTCTGTGCGCATATACATTTCACAGCCTTTTCAATTTCAGGCAATCGAGACATGGCGTTTGGCTTGACTTCTACAAAACACCCATAGTTTGCAGCATCAGGTAAATAAAAGTCCGGCAAGTATCTTTGACCATTGTTTTCAAAGCCCCCCGGCTCGTATTCGTATTTCATGCCTACTGTATCGAAAAATACCGCCCATCTAGCTTCGAGCCTACTTCGGAATTTATAGCCGTTGTATGATGTCTCTATTGCCTTGATTTCATTGTCCACGTTCGTCATGCCTCCTTTTCGCAAATTCCCGCCGCGCCTCCCGCAGCGGTCCGCAGGTGTAATAATGGGGGATCATGCCATATCCGGGCTTTTCCTTGGCCCCTGGCCGCCAGAGGCGGAAGCTGGCCTCCGTCAGCTCCCCCCTCTTGACGATCTTCCAGCGGCCCCCGGAGATCACCAGCGCCGGGGCTTCGTCGCAGGGCGTCCACCCGTCCACGGTCCGCCGCCAGGTCACGGGCTTTCCGCAGCGCGGGCAGACGACCCAGCCTTCAGGCCTCTTGTGATTCAGCCACGCTCGGTCCGCTTCCGGCAGCATAATCGTCTTCCCGCTTGTCCCGGTATTCAGGCATCAGCTTGTAATATGGCCGGATGGCAAAGAGCTTCTTTGTGGCCCGGCAGTAATCGCAGTAGCCGCAGCGCCGGGGGACGATATGCCCCTCTTTCACCGCCCGGAAGGTCTGAATCCGCTCTTTGATCTGCGCCAGCTCATAGTCCCAGCGTTCCCGGTGATTGAGATACAGCACGTCCTTGTCCGGGTAATCCTGCTTCGATATGGCTATGATGATGAAATCCGGGTCCGTGTCGCTCCCTGCGTTCTGCTTCTCGATCTCCGCATACACCGCCGCCCGCATGAGGTAGCCGTAGGCGTCCAGGAACGTGACTTTTGTTTTCCATTCGTCGGACCAGCGCAGCTCCCCGATGTTCGCCACGGTCTTGTAGTCCAGGATCATGCGCCCGTCCGGGATGTACTTGTCCAGCCGGATTTTCCAGGGGACGCCGAAAAGCTCCCCGGCCATGATCTTTTCATTCTCCCCCGGAAGGTCCACCAGGGACCGGATCAGGCTGTCCTCCAGGGCCACGTCGATCATCTTGTCCGCCAGGGCGTAGGGCGCATACTTTTCCGGCGGCTCCCCGGCCTCGATGGCCTTCTTCGTCTGCCGTTTGAATATCTTTTCGGCATTCTCCGCGCAGAATTGGGCGTGGGCCTCCGGCCCCTCAAAGTAGGTGTGGAAGTAATTGCCGACGGTAAAGGCTTCGTTGGGCGGGTCCACCCAGCGGCCCTCCAGCTTCGCCACGGCCTTCGCCTCGCACTCGCAAAAGGCTTGATACTGGCTGCAAGAAAAGTATTCCCGGTCAGCCTCCGCCGTGTAATAGTTCTCCCGCGTCAGGCTCAATCCCATGGGAGCTTCCCCTGCCCTTCTTCATCCTCTGCCGGATGGGTCGGAACGTCCGCAGGAGCGGGCGCGGCCTTGGCCTTGCCGCTGATCCTCTGATTGATGGCGTCCAGGGCGGCGCTTTCCTTCTCGCCCGTGGGCGCGGCCTTTTCCTCCGCGCTCTCGCCGCCCAGGTTGAAAGCGTCCGCAGGCTTCACAAAGCCGTCGTTGATGGAGGCATAGAGCCGCCGCAGCTTTACCACGTCGTTGTTGTTCAGCTTGCCGATCTCCTTGCCGATCTTCTCCTCGATGTGGGCGGGCGTGATCCCGTATTCCCCGAAGGCCTCCAGCATGGAGCTGACAACCTCCTGCAAGGATTTCCCGCCGCCGGTCAGAGCTTCCTGCAGGGTTTTGTCGCAGGCTTCCACCGCCGCGTCCACATACCAGCCGGGCAGCACGGCCAGGATGCAGGCCCGTTTCCGCCGGGCGGCCAGGTTGCTCACCGCCTCGTAAACGTCCCGGCTGTCCTTGAGCTTGTAGACCTTCGTTTTCGTGGTCCGCTCGTGCTTGGCCGTGAAGGTCTTTTCGTCGCTGACGTTGGTTTCCAGGTCCCAGGCGTAGGCTTTCACAAGGGTCTCGTCTCCGGTGTCCTCCAAATCCTGGACGCCGAAGGTCAGGTTTCCCCAATGCCGCGCCAGCACTTCCACAAGGCGGATGCTGGGGCCGCGCACGGTGCTGTCCCCCCTGGGAAACTCATATTGCGCTTGCTCCGCCAGCTCCCGGCGGCTGCACTCGTTCAGCACCCGCGCCAGGCTCCGTTCTTCGTCCCTGGGGAACTGCCGGGCAAGGTACATTTTGCCCTTGATCTCCGAAAGCTGCTTGCTTTCCTGATATTCGCCGTACCCGCTCCGGGCCTGGGTCATGAGGGATTTATCCATTCTTCCGCGCCTCCTTGTTTTTCTTTGCCTGTTCGATGTTTTCAAAATCCTTTTGCGTCCCATAGCAGTGGATTCGGACGCCGTTCACCGTGCCGCTGACTTCCAGCGGGAACATGGTGTAGGTGGCCCGCAGCCTGGCCTCCGGCTCTGCGCCGATTGTGTCCAGGAAGCACCAGAGCTGCAAGGGCTGATAAGTCATGATCTCCGCCCGCCGTTCTTCCACAGAGGCCGTCCCGATGTGGACGCCCTGGGCCTCCATCTTCTCCGCGATCCCGCTCAGGATCACCAGCTTTTCCCATGCTTGCATTTTCGGGGATAAGGTGGTAATATCGGGGTAGTTCACGTTTTGTCATTCCTCCCTTTGGGTCCGTCCGGCGTCGGCAGCGCCGGGCGGGCCTGTTTTTATTGGCGGACAGGGCCGTGGGGGATCTTCACCCCACGGGAGGCCGCGTTCTCTTGCGTTCCTGCGGCCCCAGGCCGTACCCTGTCCCGGCCTTCTCACTGAAAGGAGGCGTCGGGCATGGACCCGGCCCCGTTGGCTGCTCCACCGCAGGGGCCATGTTTACCAAAAGCTGAGTTGTTCATGCTCGACGGGTTTCAGCAGCGCCCGCCGTGCCGGGTATTCCCCCCAAGGCAGACACTCGCGGATTTCGATTCCATGGTAATGCGTCAGAAGGATTCGCTGCTTCGTCCCCACGTTGATGATTGACCGCATTTTCCCCTCATAGGGGATATATGCCTCCAGGATTCCGCAGCGGAAAAGGTTGCGCTGGCTTTGGGTGGAACAGTCATAAAGAACCTTTTTCCCGATGTATCCGGGGCGCATGATGTGGCAGATCACCGCGCCTGCTTCTCGGACATATTCACCCACGTCCGGTTCCTCCAGGCTCATTCCTCCGCCCACCTTTCGCCCTTCCCGCCGTATTCGGTGGAAAAGATGTTGATCCGGCCATTCCCGAAGAAATACAGGAAATCCGGCCCGATTATCCGGCCCTCGCCGTTGTGGTAGTCCGTCAGGCAGTCTCGCGCCAGGGCTTCCAGCTCCTCCGTCACGGGGAAGCTCTCGGAATAGCCCGCGAACTGGTAAGGCTGCTTTACAACTTCAAGCAGACTGTTCGGAAATTCCGAACTGTCCACGCGGTTGAAGATCGTCCAGGCCACGGCGCGCTGCTGAAGCTCTGAGCATCCCCGGCACTCGCCGTAAAGGGTTTTCGCCAGCGCCGTGACCTCCGCAGGGTCAGGCTCCCAGGGCGTCACCGGCTCCAGGCTCAGGCTGCACAGCAGCGCCATGGTCGCCAGGACGTGCATCACAGGCGCGGGTATCATCGTTGCTCCTCCTTCGGCGGCTCCGGGAGCGGCCTCCAGTGGGTGGGCTGGAGATTTAAGTGAATACCAAACGAACCAAAAACGATCCACTCACGTTTCCCAAAAGCATCACATACTAAATAACACTCATACTGATTCAGGTATTTCGGACACCACACCAAAACAGCTTTCTTTTCCTCCGGCAACCGCTCCGTCACGGGAATCCAGCGGGGCTTGCTCAGTTCCTCGATGGCATCGGCGGCTTCAAGAACCACTTCGTCTTGACAGGTGTGATATAAGTTCTCTTTTGTCCAATCCGGGCAGTCCTCGGTGCATAGCCCATTTCCACAACGGCGAAGTTTCTTCACAAGTTCTTCATACATCGTCCTGCCCTCCGTCCACGTTCTCCCACGATTGCAAGATTTCCCTCTTATGCACCATGCAAGCCGCATCTGTGGGGAACTTAAAGTTTCCGTTGCTTGAGCATACCGCAATCGCTGGGCAGATGTCGCACTCGCCATTGAGTACGCTTGCGGCGATTCCAAGCCCTTCTGCCGACTTTTCTCGGTCATACGCCTTGTCGAAAATCGTGATGTTGCTCATTCGTCCTGCCCTCCGTCCTTGCGCTTGAGTATTCCCCGTGAACAATAGTCATGTCCGGAACGATAACGCACACCGCTTTCCCCGGTTCTGCAACGTGCCACTCCCTCACAGGTAATTCTGTCTCGTTCCCAAAACTCGCACTCACGGCATCTGACTACTTCCACCACATCGGCGGCGGGGATGCGTTTCAGTTCACTCAACATCCCCGCAGGAAAATTGTAGGCTGAATCTCGCACCTCAACGAGGCGCAGGGCCGATATCGCCGCTTCCCGGCTGATGTATTTTTTAGTCATCGTCCTGCCCTCCGTCCTTGCGCTTGCCCATTGGACAATACCAGTCATCGGGAGTTTGGCTATACGCCATTGCTCCTGTACAGACAGCCACTTTTTTCCCGTAAGGCGCATCATCATAATCACGGTACTTGCAATCCCGGCACCGTACCACCTCCACCACATCGGCGGCGGGTATTTCCTTCAGGCGGGCGTAGTCAACACACCGTTCTCCCGGCCTGCAGTCTCTAGTAGCTGAACAGTCACAGCACAACGACGTTATTGCCGCTTCCCGGCTGATATACTCACCTGACACGCAGCACACCGCCCTTCCACAGCAGGGCCGCCCCCGCGATCTCACAGGCCGCCGCCAGGACCGCGCCCTTGCCGATGGGCATGATCCCCTGGTCCATGCCGCGCACGATGCCCAGCATCAACAGGAAGGCCAGGAAGCCCACCGCCCGGCAAATCGTCCGCTTCGTGCGCCTGCTCATGCCTTGGCCTCCGTTTCCATGCAGGCCCGCCGGGCAAGCTCCTCCGCCATGTGCATACACAGCGCGGCTCCGCCCTTCGGGGAAACCCTCTTTTCAATGACCTCTGTGACATAGGCCAGAAAACCGGCAAGCGCGTCCATGGCCGCTTCCTCGTCAGGTCCGCCGCAGAGATTGTCCGCCATTTCCAGCAGGGCGCGGATGGCTCCGGCCCGTTTTTCCTTCGTGTCCCAGGCGTTCTGATTCAGCCCAACCTCCCGGACGCCGTTTTCCTCGCCCCAGGCGATCATCAGCACGTCCGTGTCCGCCTGGATGGGCTTTCCGTAGACCTCGGCGGGTTTCCCCGTCTCATTGTCGATCACGGTGATGGTATATTTATTCACGTTGTTTCCTCCTCTCCTAAAAACCGCAAAAACGGCTTGCGGGGAATCTTCGTCCGGTTGCCCACGCAGATCACCGGGAATCCCAGGGCCTCCGGGAACTCGCGGGCCTGGAGGCGGATGCTCTGCGCGTCAGCGGCCAGCACCCCGGCCACGTCGGCGGGGGTCAGGAAGGTCTTGTCGCTGGCCCGGATTTCGTCAAGCGTCATAATCTTCGGCCTCCTGGCGGGTGATGAAGAAATGAATCCCCGTGCTGCACTCGTTCTTTCTGTCCTCGTCGAAGTCGTCCACGCTGACGATCTCGCCCACGCGGTAAACAAAGCGGCTGTCGTGGCAGCTCACGGCCTCGCTGATCTGCTCCCCGTGTACGTCGGTGATTTCCAGCACCTTAGCCGCGCTGCACCGGCATTTCCGCCCGAAGGCGCTGCTGCGCTTGGCGTCCGCCAGGATTTTCAGCTTCACCAGGGCACCTTTCCGGCATTTCTTCCAGCCGATGAATGCCCCGGTATCCGGGCAGGCAATCGGGCAATATTTGTTGAGGAGATCGTTTTCGATTTCGGCCCCGTGCAGGTCGGCCCCGCTCAGGTCGGCCCCGCTCAGGTCGGCCCCGCTCAGGTCGGCCCCGCGCAGGTAGGCCCCGCTCAGGTAGGCCCCGCTCAGGTAGGCCCCGCTCAGGTCGGCCCCGCTCAGGTCGGCCCCGCTCAGGTAGGCCCCGCTCAGGTAGGCCCCGCTCAGGTCGGCCCCGCTCAGGTAGGCCCCGCTCAGGTAGGCCCCGCTCAGGTCGGCCCCGCTCAGGTCGGCCCCGCTCAGGTCGGCCCCGCGCAGGTAGGCCCCGCTCAGGTAGGCCCTCATACCCTCCCAGCCGTCGCAATCCTCCCGCAGCCAGTGACCGTGCCGCTCGACGATCTCTTTCAGTTCTTTCGCGTCCATGTCGTTCCTCCCGTTATTTATTCGTCGGCGTCGCCGGGATCGTCCTTGGCCTCGGCGGCCCGCAGCGTGTCAAGTGTCATGCTGTTTCCTCCCTTCCAATCAGGTAATCAGCGGTCACGCCGAAAAGCTCCCGCATGATCTTGATTTTGCAGAGCGGGATTTCCGTGGTGCCGTTCTGCCAATTGCGGATAGTCCGGGAATTGACGCCCAGCGCTGCCGCAAATTCTTCCTTGCTCATCTGCTTTCTGATGCGCTCCGCTTCAATGTTCGGGTATTCCAGTTTTGCCATGCTTTCACCTCCTTGCTCATTCTGAGCATTATAATATGCCCGTTACGGGCAATTGTCAATAGAAATTTGCCGAAATGGGCAAATTATATTGACGTTTTGGGAAATATAATGTAGCATAGCGGCAGGGGGTGATTTTGTTGACTTTGGGCGAAAGACTGATTTCCATTCGGGAAGAACGGGATATTACGCGGGCGGAGCTGGCCCAGGCCCTGGGCGTACCTTATACTACGCTCCGAAACTATGAAAAAGACGTCCGGGAGCCTGGGTGCAAAACGCTGTTGCAGCTTTCCAGAATCCTGAACGTCAGCATTGACTATATCATAGACGGGGAAACGCCGGAAGCGTCTCTCTCTCCGCTCCGCCGGGAGCTTATGGACGTGACCGCCGCTCTGAGCGACGATGCACTCCGGGCGTTGATTGCATCGGCCCGGCAGATGGGCGGTGCATCATGATCTGCGTGAAATGCGGCGCTGCTGTCCCCGATCTGCCGTTTTGCGGGGCCTGCGGCTGGCGGCAAGAAAAAGCCCCGCCTGCGCGACACAGGCGGGGAAACGGGCAGGGCAGCGTGTTCAAGCTGCCGAATGGACGATATAAAGCGGTTGTCACCCTTGGCTATGCCCTGGACGATCAGGGCCGCGCCCGGCGGCGCACCCACTCCCAGGTCTTTCAGACGAAAAAGGAGGCCGTGGCCGCGCTCCCCGGCCTGAAAGACGCGCCCAGGAAGGACCGGCAGGGCATGACCTTCCGGCAGCTCTTTGACGCCTGGCTGCCGACACACCGGGCGGGCCGCTCCACCCTGGATTGCTATAAATACGCCGTCCGGTATTTCGCCTCCCTCTATGATCTGCCATTTTCGGAGGTGGACGTGGACGATCTCCAGGACTGTCTCGACGATTGCCCCAAGGGGAAGCGCACCAAAGAAAACATGAGGGCCGCCGTGGGCCTCATGTATAAATACGCCATTCCCCGGCACCTCACCGCCGACGGCCTGAACCTGGCCCAATACCTCCGCGTGGACGGGGAGGCCGCCGCCCACCGGGACGCCCTGACGGAGCTGGAGCTTGCCCGCCTCTGGAAGTTCATCGGCATCGTCCCCGGCGCGGATCACGTCCTTATCATGTGTTATACCGGTTTCCGCCCGTCGGAATACCTGGCCCTCACCGCCGACAGCTACGACGGGGCCGCTCAAACGCTCACAGGAGGCGCTAAGACGGACGCGGGGAAAAATAGGGTAGTTACCCTATCCCCAAAGATCGCGCCCATGGTGGCCCGCCGTGCGCTCTCAGGCGGCCCTCTCTGCGGCGAAGCCCCCGCAAGCCTGCGCCAGTGGTCGGAGAGCGTCTTTTATCCCGCCCTGGAAGCCTGCGGCATAGACAATCCCATGGTGGAGGTAGCCGGGGGCGTCCAGCGGCACCGGATCACGCCCCATTCCTGCCGCCACACCTTCGCCACGCTGATAAAGCGCGTGGGCGGCGCGGAAAAGGACAAGCTCCAGTTGATCGGCCACACCTCCGGCGAAATGCTCCGGCACTACCAGGATGTTGACCTGGCCGATCTCCGCCAGATCACCGACGCGATTTGAGGGAAAAACGAGTAGTAATAGGAGTAGTAATAGACGGAAATTCCGCGCAATTCGGGGCATGTTGGCCCGTCAGCGCCCGAAAACGCAAAAAACCCGCAAACCCTTGTAAATCAAAGGTCTGCGGGTTTTTCTTTTGGTCCGAGTGACTGGATTCGAACCAGCGGCCTCTTGAACCCCATTCAATGGAAAAAGTGCCGTAGAGCAAGCTATACCGTGATTCTTGATTTTGCGAGTAGTAACGGAGTAGTAACAGGAAACGATTACGCCAGGCCGATCTTGACGGCTATGTAGGCCAGCAGCGCGGTGACAACCCAGGAGACGACGGTCCCGGATATGCTCTCCCAGCGTTTAGCCGGTTTTTCCTGGAGGGCCTTAACTCCGGTAACGGCCTCCTCCAGCTTGGCCTCGATGCTCTGCAACCGCATATCCAGCTTTGTCATTGCAATGTCTCCGTCATGCAGCCGGGCGGTGTTTTCCGCGACCTGCGCCTGGAGCTTGTCGAATTCCTCCCGCGTGACCTCACTCACCGTCACTGCCCTCCTTCGGAGCCTCCGGCAGGCCGGTGGCCACGGACGTCAGGATCGAGAGGATCCCGGCCAGGACGGACGCGGACGCCACAGCCGCCCAATTTACCTCGCTCAGCACGGCGCTGGTCCCGATCACGGCGATCGCCGTCTGGGCGATGGTCCGGACCGCACGGATCGCCGCAGCCTTCAGAAACTTTTTCATACCTTATCCTCCCCTACCAAAATCTGCACCAGCCTATCCATCATCACGGCAACCTCGGCCCTCGTCACGGTCTTGTCCGGCAGGAATGTGCCGTCAGGATACCCCTTGATAAGCCCTCTCTTGATGCACCGTCTGATCTCTGCCTCAGCCCAGTGACCCGTCAAATCATCCACAGGCTTGACCTCCTCTGCTTTGTAACGGGGGCGGCAGACACCTACGATCTGCGAGGGATAACGGGTCTTGGCACAGACCATGCCGCCATTGCTTTGTGAGCCGCTCCCGTTGGTGGTATTGCCCTCAATGGTCTTGATCCAGCCTACAACGCCATGCGATATCCAGCCCACCTCTATCACAAGACCACAATGCTGGGTATCGGTCTTCTGGCCTGAAAAATCCAATATCAGGATATCCCCCGGTTGGACTATCTGGATGGGAACGGTCTGACCCTGTGCCTGATACCAGCGGAGCAGGATGCCGCAGCTCGCCGTGAGAGCCCCCCCGAAGAAGGCGGCGCTCTCCCCGGCCTCCCGGAATACCCATGCGAGGAAGGCCAGGCACCAGGGCTGTCCCTGCCATGACGGGCCGAAGATGTCCCAGTATTTGACCTTATTCGACCCGGCCGGGAGTTCGGTTACTCCTACCTCCCCCTCTGCCACCTTGATTACTGCCTCAAGGCTCACTCTTCAGCCTCTTCTTCCGGCTCCGGATCGGGCAGGTCTGCCACCTTGCCGATAAATTTGCGATCCAGCACGGCCCCGTCTGCGGTCATGAGGATGACGGTCTGAAGCTGGCGGTCGTCCCGCTTGCACATGGCCCCGTAAGCCTCGGCAGCATCGCCCTCGGCGCGGCGTCTGGCCTTGGGGATATCATCATTGTAGCTGTGGCTGTCGAAGGTCTTGGGGTAGCCGGAGAGCTTGTTGTAGGTGCCGTTGGCGTCCACAACGGCAGCGTCCACGATGTAGATTTCACGTTTCATGGTTATCCTCCTTAAATCATATA